GCGTGGCTACTAAGAAGGGCTTGTATTACAACATCGCCCAAAAGCGTAAGCGTATTGCTGCTGGCTCAGGCGAGAAGATGCGTAAGGTAGGCAGCAAAGGCGCACCTTCGGCACAGGACTTTAAAGACGCTGCTAAAACAGCTAAAAAGAAGAAATAATGCCTAAGAAGGAATATCAGAATCCTGAAGGTGGTTTAAACGCCAAAGGAAGGGCTTATTTCAAGCGAACTGAAGGAGCTAACCTCAAACCTCCAGTTTCGGCTAAAGCGGCTGCAAAGTCCCCTAAAGCAGCTAAAAGGCGTAAGTCTTTTTGTGCAAGGATGGGCGGTGTTAAAGGTCCGATGAAGGACGAAAAAGGTAGACCAACAAGAAAAGCATTAGCACTAAAGAAATGGGATTGCTAGATGGCAACTACAACATATTTACAAGCAGTCAATAGCGTACTCCGTCGCCTACGAGAGAACGAAGTATCGACTGTTAATGAGACAGCTTATAGCAAGATGATTGGCGAATTAGTCAATGATGCTAAATCGTCTGTTGAAGCTGCTTATGGCTGGAATGCTCTTTCTGAGACATTGACAGCCACTACAACAACAGATATATTTAGTTATGTGCTAACAGGCTCTGGTGTGCGGTTTAAGGTATTGAATGTAATTAATGACACATCCGATACTTTCTTGCGTCTTGCTCCAACTTCGTACATGACACAGCAGTTTCTGCCTACGAGTCCACAAAAAGGCTCCCCACAGTACTATAACTTTAATGGACAGGACGCTAACGGTGACACCTTAGTTGATTTGTTTCCGATTCCCGATACTGCCTACACAATTCGATTTAATGTTATATTACCACAACCAACGCTAACTTCTGATAATACCATTATCAAAGTTCCTGCTGATGTGGTAATCCTAAATGCTTATGCTAGAGCAGTTGTTGAGCGTGGCGAAGATGGCGGTTTACAGTCTTCAGAAGCCTATGCTTTAGCTCGTAACTTAATGGCTGATTATATTGCCCTTGAGTCTAATCGTTATGTTGAAGATACTAACTGGGTTCCAAGTTGAGCAAGCAAATTGTTACATCTTCTATATCAGCACCGGGCTTTGCAGGACTAAATCTTCAGGATGCTCCCACCTCATTAGAGGCTGGTTTTGCATTAGAAGCAAACAACTGCATCATCGATAAGTTTGGTCGTATTGGCGCTAGAAAAGGCTGGACAACATATTTACCCGCAAATACTGATTTAAGCACTGCAGCGGTTAAAACCATTGCACAGATGCTATCGCCAACAACTAACGATAATCAATTGTTTGCGGCTGGCAATAACAAGTTATTTCTGTCTACTGGCAGTGCATTAACACAGAAGTTAGTTCGTAATAGTGGTGATACAGCTAATGCCACCTATACCATTAATAACAGTCATTGGCAAGTAGCATCTTTACCAGATGTAACGAATGCTAGAGCAAGAGCTGTCATTACTCAAGCAGACCATAAAGCACTGTATTTTAGTTATTCTGCAGTGACGAGTTCTTATGTGTTTAAGATACTTGCCGATGTAGCAACATTGCCTGTGAACCCAATTGCACACACAAGCAGCACTTTTACTCCGAATGTGTGTCTTGCCGCATACGGCAGAATCTGGACTGCAGACATTGCTGGAGATAGACAAACTGTTTACTTTAGCGATTTAACTGACCCTTTAAACTTCCAAACCGGAACATCGGGTGCTTTAAATATTGCTGAAGTGGTTGGAGATGGCGACCCTATTGTTGCATTAGCGTCTCACAATGGTTTCTTGATTATATTCTGTGAAAACCATGTTGTTGTTTATAGTTCAGCGCAAGACCCCGCCAGTATGGCACTAGCTGACATTGTTAATGGTATTGGTTGTGTGTCTAGAGATTCCGTACAGAACACAGGAACTGATGTTGTCTTTTTATCAGCAACTGGTGTTAGAAGTTTTACAAGAACCATTCAAGAGAAATCCATGCCAATGCGTGATATTTCTAAGAATGTTCGAGATGAGTTATTAGAAAGTTTAACGAATACTTCAGATTTAAAAACCATTAAGTCTGGGTACTCAAGCATAGAAGCTGCATATGTACTGTCTTTTTCAGAAGACGACATTGCTTACTGTTTTGACATGAGAGGAGCATTACCAGATGGGTCTGCTAGAACTACAACTTGGACTACTATCACACCTACAGCGTTCTGCACAACAGCAAACAGAGAATTTCTTATCGGGAAAGCGGGATATATTGGGTTGTATGGTGGACACAGCGATAACGGCAGTTCTTACCGCATGGTGTATTATTCCAGCTATTTCGACTTCCAACAACCAACTTTATCCAAAATACTAAAGAAAGTTGAGATGTTAGTCTTGGGTGCACAAAACCAAGACATAACCATGAAGTGGGATTTTGATTTTAAGAAAGCATATCAGTCTGCAACTATTACAGTAGACCCAACCAGTATTGCAGAATATGGTATTGGACAGTATAATATAGATAACTATTCTGGTACAATTATTATCTTTAATTTGAATTTAAATGCCGGCGGAACAGGTAAAGTTTTACAGTTAGGATTTGAAACAGATATTGATGACAATGCTGTCTCAATTCAGAAAATAGACTGTTTTGTTAAATCAGGGAAAACATTATGAGCAACTACACAAAAGCCACAGACTTTGCTGCTAAAGACTCTTTGCCATCTGGCAATGCAAATAAGATTGTTCGTGGAACAGAGATTAATACTGAGTTTGCTGCGATTCAAACTGCAGTAAACAGTAAAGCTGATTTAGCTGGTCCAACCTTTACTGGTACACTTACTGCTGTTACATTAGCTGTTACAGGTAACGAAACTGTTGCTGGAACACTTACTGTGACTGGTGCGTTAGAAGCTGCGTCAGTTGATGGTGGGACATTCTAATCATGGCACAAATTATTGACAAACAGATGTCTGCTACGGAGATTATCCGTAAAGACTTAGAGCGTGGTGGTCTAAGCAAACAAGAAGAGAAGTTCTTCAAGAGTTTAGCCATTATGATTCAACAAAACAAAGCTGTTGTTGTACGGCACAATAACACTGTGTTTATCGGTATTCGTAAAGAACCGGGTGTATTAGAAGTGCATATGTATACAGTAGACACTCCTAATATGCTTCTTGGTGCAATGAAGGTTGGAATTGATGCAGTCAAGAAAGCTGGTATAAAGAAGTTAGTATCTGAAACTGATAACTATAAACTAATAACAATGATGCAAAAGATGAACTTACCTGTAGAAGTAAAGAAGAAGGGTAAGTCGTTTGCATGGTCACTGGAGATTAAATAATGGGTGGCGGAGGCGGATTTGTATCAGCGATAACAGACCCAATTTCTGATGTACTAGGTACTTCGGGTGGCGATGGCGGTCTTTTAGGTGCTGTAGAAGATGTTGGTGGGTTCATTGGTGATGCTGGTAAAGTTATTGATGACGCAGTTATACAACCAATTGTAGATGACCCAGTTAACACTGCAATTAAACTTGGTGCTTACTATGTTGGTGGTCCTTTAGGAAGTGCCGTAGCAAGTGCTGGTATTTCAGCAGCACAAGGTAATGACATTGAAGACATCGCTAGAGATGCTGCTGTTTCGTATGTTGCAGGTCAAGTTGGTGGTGAAGTAGGCGGTGCTGTTGCGGGTGAAACAGGTTCACAGTTAGTTGGTAACTTAGCACAAGGCGGAACATCTGGTGCAACAAGTGCGTTGTTATCCGGAAGAGACCCAGTAACAGGTTTGTTGTCTGGTGTTACCAATGCTGGTATTAGTGCGGGTGTTAATACAGCAGTTGATACAGGAGCAGGATTACTAAATAATATGAATATAAATGACTTTATGACTGGTAATGGTAGTTTTAATCCATTTACTGGAGAACTGACAAATGGTGGCTTTACTGGAGCTGGCGAAGACTTTAACATGGGCGGTACTGGTTTTAACGCTTATGCACAACAGTTTGGTGGCACAGGTGAAGACTTTAATATGGGTGGTAATCCTAACATTATCCCCGGCGAACTTGGGGACATCTTTCAAGACGCTCAAGGTAACATTATTCTGTCTTCCGGCTCTGACATCCAAGCTGCACAGTCTCTTGGTTTAGATTCTACCGCATTAACTAACTATGCTAAACAGTTCGGTACTCAAGCTCTTAGAGCGTTATTAGGCACTAGAGGCGGTACAGGCGGAACTGCTGGCGGTGCAGGTGGTAATACTGGTTTAGGTGGCTTACTTGGAGGCGGTGTTAACGCTTATTTGTCTAGTCAACAACGCCAAGCAATTCAGAATGCTTATAACCAACAGTCGCAACAAGTGGCACAGGCTGCCGCTAGAGCGCAACAACAAGCTACATTTAAACCTATTGGTATCACTACTGCTTTTGGTCAGTCACAATTCCAAGTAGACCCAACTACAGGTCAGTTAATATCTGCTGGATATACCGAGACTCCTGAAGTCGCTGCACAGCGTCAGCGTTTGTTCAGTCTAGGCGCACAAGCGTTGCCCACAACTGCAGACACACAAGCAATACAGGAACAGTATATTGCACAGCAACAAGGATTATTAGCACCAAGCCGTGAGCAACAATTAGCACAATTGCGTAATCGTCAATATCAGCGTGGTACTACTGGTCTTGCTACTGGGGGCACTGTTGCTGGTTATGCTCCCAATGCTGCTGGCTTGATGGCGACAAACCCTGAGATGGCTGCATACTATAATGCACTCGCTAGAGAAGATGCTGTTTTGCGTGCTAACGCACCTACTTATGCTCAGAATCTACTAAATCAGCAAATTGCTACAGGAACAGGATTGTTTGGACAAGCAGGTACTTTAGAAGCAATGGCTCAGAAACCATTAGCATTGTCAACAGACTTAGCAAAAGCTCAAGCCGCTTCTGGTGCATACGCTGGTCAACTCGGATTGACAGGACAACGACAAGCTGCTCAACTAGCTGCTGAGGGTTCGTTATTAGGTAATGCAGCAATGCAGGGTACTTACAATCAGTTAGGACAAGTAGCAACTGGGGTAGGTAATACTGTCGGCGGTATCTTTAGCCAAATCCCAGCAATTCAGAATTGGTTAGCATAAGGAATAATCATGGCACAACAGTTTGATAGTATTGTAGGTGGTCTATTTGGGGCTTCTCCTGAAGCTCTGAACATTGCCCGTGAACAACAAGCGTTAGACTTTGCAAGTAAAGTAACTACGGCAGAAGGACAACGACCCGGCTTAGGCTCTGTCTTAGGTGCTAATGTTATGGGCGCTAGAGGAATCAGAGAACTAGGAGGTGTGTTTGGTGTCGAAGACCCATTAATGCAGCGTGTATCTCAACAACAGCAGTTACTAGGTGGTGTTGACTTTACAGACCTTGAGTCTCTGACAAAAGGCGCACAACAGGCAACTGCTGCTGGTCGTCCTGATATTGCTGATGCACTTGCTAAAAAAGCATTGGAAATTAGAACTAAAATAGACGAGCGACAAGCAACTCGTGATACCCAATTGTTAATTGCTCGTGAAAGAATTCAAGGTCAATTAGATGCTGCAATTCAGCGTGGTGCTGACCAAAAAGAAATTGCAAGAATTATGGCTGAGGGAAGAAAAGACATTGCTGCATTAGCGGCATCGTTAAAAGGACCAAGAACATTATCTGCAAGTTTACAAAAAGATGAAGGTAAAGATTTAGAAACTATTGATAGTTATGTTGCACAGCGTAGTGCATTAGATTCTTCTATTCGAGCATTAACACCAAATGAAAAAGGCATCCGGTCGTTAGAATTAGGACCATTAAAAAATGCAGAATACCTTGCTCGTAACGCTGCTGGTAACTCTACTCCAGAAAGTAGAGCGTACGAAGCATTAAAATCATCAGTTGATACGGCTGTTAATTTACAAGTTAGTGCTGAAAAAGGTGTACAAACCGACAAGGATGTGCTGCGTTTTGCTCAAGCGCTGATTGCAGCGTACGGACGCAATGATAGTGAAGCAACTTTCCAAGCATTAAAACGCTATCAACAGTCTATTATTGATGCTGAGAACAGAACTAAAGCTCGTGTTGAATCTCGTAGAAAATCTCAAGGCATTGAAGAATATGGTTTTGGAACTTCTCAAGCACCAGCGGGTGAAAAGAAAACAAAAACTATTACTCTTAAAAATGGCACCGTTGTAACTGTTGAAGATTAAGGATAAAAATGCCTAAGTATACAATTAACGGACAAACAATTAATTCTCCTACTGCATTATCGGAAGATGATTTGTTAGAATTGTCTCAGCAGTTAGGTGGCGGTGTTCCCATGCCACAACCAGTAGCGACTCCTTCGGATGTCCCTTCTATAGCGGCACAGCCTACACAAGAACAACAACCTGCCCCACAAAAACGCTCAATGGTTGACGAATTAGGTCGTCAAATAGGTTTAACAGGTAGAGCAGCCTATGAAGCCTTTACTTCTCCAGCACTTGCTGTCTTAGAAGCTGGGCGTGGTGCGTATAATTTAGGCGCTCAAGCATTGGGTTCTGAAAGCAGAATACCATCTTTTGCTCAAGCACAGAGTCAAATGCTTGGTCAAGTATTACCAACCCCTGAAACAACCACAGAACGAGCAGTTCAGGCTGGTACACAAGCAATGGCAAGCACTGCTGGTCTCGCTAAATTAGCACCTAATGTTCCAGCATTGGCATCAGACATGGCTAGACAAATTCCATCGGCTGCTGTTGCTGGTTTAGTTAGCCAGCCTATCGCAGAAAAGGTTAAAGATATTACTGGAAGTGATTTGGCTGCCTTAGTTGCTGGTGTTGGTTTTGGTACAGTTGGTGCTGCCACAACAGGGAAAGTATTAAGCGCTACTGCTCCCGGTAAAGCACCTTTATTTACAATGGAAGAAGTGAAAAAAAGAGCATCTGACTCGTATAATAAAATGGATGCACAAGGAGTGTCAATTAAGCCGCAATCAACATTAAACTTAGTTGACGATATTCGAGTTGATTTAGACAACATTGGGCGAATGGTCCCCGGCACAGCTCAAGCTGATTCAGTAAATGCCACTTTAAATAAAGTTAATACAATCATTAGTCAACAGCCACAGGGTGTGTCTTTTACTGCATTAGAGAAAATTCGTAGTACTCTAAATGATTTACGCATGAGCAAAGATGCAGATATTAGTCGTCTTGGTGGTATCGCTGTTTCAAGAGTAGATGATTATATTAGTAACTTAACTGGTAAAGATATTATTGCTGGTAAAGCTGGTCTAGATGCTGCAGTTAAAAATGTTATGTCTGCTAGAAAAGATTGGCGAAATGCTAGTCGTGCATCCGTGTTGGATGATGCCTTAAATACAGCAGAAGCAAAAGCATTAGACCCAAAAGCATCTGAAAGTGAGTTAATTCGTCGAGGTTTTATTAATATTGCAGGCAATAAAGATAAGATGAATTTATTTAATAAAACAGAACAAAACATCATTAAATCGGTTGCTCAGGGTGGTACTTTAGACCCAGTGTTAACTTTAGCCGCACAGTTTAGTCCTTTGAGGTCTAAATTAGCTGCTGCTGGTGGTGCATATGCGTTCACACAAGCTCCTGTTGCAACAACAGCCGTAGCTGGAACCGGATTAACTGCTGATTTATTACAAGGTGCATTGCGTCGTAGAGCAGCACAACAAGCTGTTAAACAGATTGCATCAGGCGCTCAAGCACCAGCGCCGAACTTAGGATATGTTGGGTTACTAGGCGGTGCGTTAAATCCTCCGGGACAATAATAAGACTATGAGATATGTCAGACCAATTTGGGTTTATCGAAGGAGCAAAGTCTGTAACCAGTAGCATGGACGCTAGTCGTGAGGCTAGTAAGTCCATTACTAAGAGTATTGTCGATGTACAGAAAGACGCTGCAGCAGTAGCACAGCAAAAGGACCTAGAGCGTAAGAGACAGATACGGGAAGCACAGGTCTTTAAAGAGCAGTATTTCAAGAGAGCAATGATGGAATGGCAACGCCAAGAATCCATCCGTATCGAAGAAGCTAAAGTCAAAGCTGATTTCATTAGAAAGCATGGAGCTAAACGCTGGAGTGAAATCGAATCCATTAAACAAAAGATAGAGAAACAAGACAATGAACTTACGAGAGAGTTTAAACACGATTTGGCAAAGGTTCGTAGAGCAATGTTCATGTGCTATGCAGTGGCTGCGGTCATTGCTTGGTATCTAACTTGGGGGTATAAACAATAATGTTAC